CATTTTTATCAGGAGCTAAGATTTATTTATGCCATTTAGAAGAGCCGGGAGACGTAGAATCTCATCAAGGCGCGGCTTATCAGTACATTGGTTTTGATGAATTAACTCAATTCCAATTGAAACAGTACTTGTACCTCTTCAGTCGTTTGCGTGGCGTCGTAATGAACAACGGCGTATCCTTGGGTAAACGCATGAGAAGTACCACTAATCCGACTGGAGAAGGTTTAATATGGGTTAAAAAAAGATTTGTGAAGTCCAATAAGACGGTTTTAATCCCGGGTAAAACTTACTTCTTTATTTCAGATCCCTCAGTAAATGATCCCGAAGACAATCCTCAAGGCGTTTCCGTAACTCCCTCACATCCTCAATTTATGAATGCTAAGTCCAGAACTTTCATTCCCGGCTTTCTTGCAGAGAATAAAATATTAATGGAAAGTGATCCCGGATATGCTGCTAATATTATGCAGTTGGGTAAGAAAATGGAAAATGCTTTACTCCATAATGACTGGGATGCCTTTGGAGGCGACTTCTTTGATATGTTCGATAAGAATCAAGCCAAAATGAAACCTTTTGAAATACCGGACGATTGGGAATTATACGCTGGAATTGATCCAGGCTGGGCAAGCCCTTGTGCATTTAGTATGATGGCACGCGGCTTTGACAAGAAGGTTTATTTATTGTTCACTTATTACGTTAAGCACAGAGACCCGGAAAGTCACGCCAAAGCTATTTACAAATTAATTAAAGGGTTTCCATATACTAAAGGTAGAATGCCCGATATGATAGTATCAGGCTTGGATGCCTTCGCTAAAAAAGAAAGATATTCCGCTACTCCATCAGATCAAACCTTCGCCAATATCTTCCAAGAACATGGAATTTATTTACAGCGGGCAATGACCGATAGAATCATAGGCTGGTGGATAATGAAACAATATTTCTCAAATAAGATGTTCCATTACTTCGATGGTTATAACGATCCATTTATTGACGAAATTTCAGCATTGCAAACTGATGAGAATAATATTGAGGATATCTCAGGAAGTGGTAACGATCCCAATGTCCCCGATCACGCTGCCGATTGTGATAGGTATATCTTAGCCGCAATCCCTTATCCATTTACTAAAGCTCAAAAGGTTCTGCCTTATCAATTTGATAAATATGGTAAGAAGGGTAAGAAGAAAATTAGTGAATCTACTGTTATGAGTGTGTAAAACTTAAGTAAGTAAAATTTACTGATATGGTAATTCTTACCGATGTTCCTAACGTGAAACCTTCCTCATTATGTAAACTACCTATTGACATTAATAAAATTTTAAGTAATATTTACCGATAAAGATTCTTTGTGGTAATATTTACCGGTTTGAAGTAAAGATCTCTAAAGGTTAAATATTGAATGATCAAATGACCTATGGTTATGAACCCTCCCCTATTACAGGTTCTAAATCCGAGTATGAAGATGTAGAAACTATTGCAAGAATTGGCTCGGCTGAAATGAGTCTAATCGGTAAATTTGAAGTGTTTCAACAAGAAGTGCTTCAAAACTTTTACAGATTAGCCGGTCATATCTACTCAGCTCAGGATTTACGAAAATTAAATTTAGAGAAACGCCCAAATTTTGAATGGAATTTATTCCTGCCTATAATATTATCTATTGTCGGAAATTTCAAAGGTCAAGTACCCGGACTTGAATTTACCGGTATATCTCCCCAGGATCAACAAGGTGCGGATTTGCATCAAACTCTATCTAATTACTTTTTAACTCAAGCTAACGATATTGAATATGAAATCTCTAAAGCCTTTCTGTGGGCGGTAGTAGGTCGTATAGGCTGGCTTAAAACTTCCTGGTCATATCTTAAAGACCCCGATGGTATGATTTTAATTGAGTGGTATGACTCCTTAAGAATTAAATTTGATACGAATTGGCGCAAACGTGATACCTCCGATATGAGGTATATGTCGGATTCTGGTTTTTATGAAGCCTCTGAAATCATTGATATTTATGCGAAAAATAATCACAGTCTCAGAGATGAGATTTATGAAAAAGCTCGTATGATTGTTGGTGACTCCGCACTTAAAAAAGGGAAAATGAAAAAGATGCTCTTAACTTGGGCAGAGCGTTTTCTTAATGCTTCGTTAGATTATCAGGGTCAAAAGCATGGATTTGACAGTTTTAGCGATGCCGATGTAGCCTATAATTATGGCGCTACCTGGTATAACGGAGACGGCAGATTCAAAGTAATTGACTGGTATGAGAAACGACAACAACCTATTATGACCGTTACGGATTTAAAGACCGGACTCTCACAAGACATTACCGATTTAGTTAAGGATAAAAAAAGAGATTCTTTATCTGAAAAAAATTGGTATGACTCTCAGAAACTTCAACAAATTTTGCAGCAGTATAATGAGCCAAAAATAAGAGAAGAATGGCGCGATGTGATCTGGCAGACCTCAGTAGTCCCGGCTTTAAACTTAAAATTATATGATGATATGCAAAAGTATCAGAATGGTAATTTTAAATTCGTCCCCGTCTTAGCCCATGACTTTCATCCCGATGTTTTAGAAACTAAATCCGTGCTTGATAATATTATTGATCCCGTATCGTCTTATAACCTCAGACGTAATACCATGCTTACCTATGTTATGAAAGTAACTCAGGGGGGGTGGATTGCAGAGCAGGGAGCCGTAAAAGGCTTTGAAGATGAATTAATGAGTAATGAACTCGTGGGATTAAAGAAAGTAGCAGATGGAGCTATTTCAAATAAGCGCATGATTAAACTTGAACCTCCGGTAATGCCCCAGGGTTTACTTGAAGAGTCTATGTTAGAAAAAGAAGATACTAATACTATCTCCGGACAAGGTCCTAATATGCAGGGTCGTAAGGAATCGGCTAAGGAAACCGGTAAACTTTACGAACAAAGAGTAGCCCAAGCTTCACTACTTCAGGACTGGCTTAATGATAATGCCCAATACGCATTAGTCATGGTAGCCCAAAATAATTTAGCTTTGGCTCAAAAATACTTAATTCTGCCTCGTGTTATTCCACTGTTAGGCGATGACAGTGATCCACAATGGCTTCAACTTAATGCGTCTATAATGGGCAAACTTCTTAATGATGTTTCATTCGGGCGATATCGGATTAAGATCAGCAAGAATCCGTTGGGCAAAAAAGCCCTCGAATTGGAATTTCAAAAGATTATGTCCATGAATCAATGGTTACAACAACTTGATCCCTCTTATGTTGATCCTATCACAACCTTAGAGCACTCCGGTATAAATGCGCGCTTTAAGATGATAGCTCATATTAAAAATGCTCAACAACAAATTCAGCAGCAGGTTCAGCAGAAACAACAGCAGGACCAAGCTCAACAGCAGCAGCAGCAAGTACAACAGCAGCAAGATTCAAAAGACAATGAGGACGCCAAACGGATGATGATGAATAACCAAAAGGTTGATTTACTTAAAAAAATGAATGAATTACACAAATCAACTATGGATAACCGGCAAGTTGCCGATACAGCCGTAGCTGATCATATTATGTCACAATTATCTTGAGTCTTATTTAAGATTCAAAGGAGTTAAAAATGAAACGTTTAATTTTAATTTTCTCAATACTATTAATGGGAATGACCTTTAGCCAAACTAAGGTTAATGACCAAAATGGTTTGTATAAAGTAACCTACACTATTCCCGCGCAAACCACTGATTCAACTACAACTTTAGTTTCAAGTTCATTTAGTCTGCCGAGTGATTACTCAAACACTGATTTTACAGTCCATTCTCCTACGGTTGCTATGAAAGTAGGCGGTAATTTTGGTTTGGAACCAAATACACTAATTGTTCTCAAAGGTTTTTTTAATGGCGGAGCAGATTCTTTTAATATGGATACTTTAAGAGTTTCCGATACTAATCAGACTACAAGTGATACTGCCGGTATATTTGGAGCTTATACGCATAATATTCGTGCTTCTCAATATCAAATTACTGTTACTAACACCGGAGGTTCTATTTCCGGCGGTTTTGTTGAGCTATACTTTACTAAGGCTCAATATTTACCGACTTTTAATTATAATAAATAACAGAGTCTTAAAGATTCTAATGCAATGCTATAATAAGCGGAGTTTCAAATGTTTAATTTATGGGTAAAACCATTATTTGTGTTACTAAGTTTCTTTGGATTAGCGCCGTTATTCGTAATTGAAGACGATCTAAAAGTTGATGAAACTAAAATCGATGAAACTAAAGTGGATGAGGTTCCACCTACTGAAAAAGTAGAAGAGGAGCCACTTGTTATTACTGATGATACTGACCTTCTAACCTTAGACCAGGAAGTCGTTGATGATATTCTTACTCGTGAGGATATAGATCCTGATAAGTTTTTGCTGGCTGTGAAAACTCTTCACACTAAAAAACCTGAAGAGCAAAAAGTCTATGTTAAAGATATAAAAGTCTTAACCGGCAAAGCCGCTGAAACTAAGGATGATCTCAAACCTGCTCAAGCAGCGTTACCAAAAGAACCGGATAACATCGGCAAACCTTTTGTTGTTAATGATGACTTGATTAGTAAAAAGATTGAAGAATTTCGAGATAAGAATAAAGACGCCAAAAATCTTGACCAAATGGCTCAAGATTATAAACTAATTCTTACCGGCGTTAAAGGTGATCAATTTACCGACCGTGCATTTAAGAATTATGTAAACTCTCAGCTCTATATAAAATCGCTGAAAAGCCCTTTTGATCCTAATTGGAAGCCTGACGCTGCTGTAGTCAAATCGCCTGACTACTTAGAAATGGCTACCAAACAAAAAGCTCAGATGCTGCTGAACTCAATTAGACAGAAATATCCTGATTTCCCGGAAGACGGGCTTACCAATCAAGAGTCACGCTTGGAATTTGAACGCATATTATTCGCTCAGAATCCTGTTGCGGCTTCTAAATATTCTACCGAGATTGACAATCTTAATCAAGGTATTGATAAGGAATTCGACCGGCATTATGATATCATTTCTAATTGGGAGCGAAGAGCTAAGGATCAAATCGAAGCCGATGTCAATTTGTTTAAAAGTTATTTAGAAACAAAAGGCATAACTGCTGAAGATATAGGACTTCCCGACCTTACTGTTGATGCTAATTATTACAACAAATTTTTATTTGAAAATGTATTGCAGCCTCAAGGCAAGGTTAACGAGAATGTCATTACTTTTTATCAAGGCAAAACTCCGATAATAAAACCCTATATGGTGAATTATCAACTCAGGGATTTATTTGACGGAGTTATCCAGGATAAAATAGCTGAGAAAGCAAGGGCGGAAGGTTTCAAATTAGGGCAAAGCGCCATAGTTGAACCTTCGTTATCAGAGAATCCAGGCCTGGGTATTCGTGAAAACCCCGATATAGATGAAAAAATACTCGAAAGAGACGATCTGTCTTTAGAGGAAGCCGATTCTTTTCTGGGGAAAGTTAAAAACCGTATAATTGGAAAAAGAAAATGAAAACAAAATTAATCAAAGATTTTTATATAAGAATCTTCTTAGCCGGATTGTTTACATGTATTGTAGCAATCCTAATAAAAGTTGATGCTAATATGCACCTTACAACTGCATCATCAGCCGCTATTGTAGTCGGAGGTATGTACTCCGATCAAATGCAAATCTTTAGGCGTGGACTGTCACGCAAACTTGACCTGTTAACCTGGCGTTATGGTAAATGGGCAAAATTTACTAATATGATTGATGTAAAAAAGTACAAAGAAGCCGGTACTTATGCAGGTGCAATGTCGTTACCAGCGCCTTCAAATCTTATTACTGTAGTTAAGGACTTTGAGCGTGAGGGCGGAATTTACATGGATACTCCCGTGCTTGTGCCTTTAACCGGAGTCGGCAAAGTTGGTACTGCGCCTTTGAGAGGCTCAGAGGAAAAACGAGCTATCCTAACCAAGAAAGTTGCTATCAACCAAGTTCGTCATGCAGTTGAAATTCAGGATAATAAAATGTCGAAACAAGTATTGAGAAAACCTGAAATCCAAATGGCACTAATGGAACGTGGAATGAAAGACTTACAGGATTGGTTCGGCAGAAGAATGTCAATGTTCCCTTATCAAGCTCTTTTAGCTAACTATTCGGATAACATCACTGATCCTTCCTATGGATTAAATTTAACATTGGCAAGCCATCCAAATACTTATGTAGCCGGTTTTGGTAAGGTACCTTTTGCTAATGTATTTAATGCAGCTTATGAGACCGCCGTAAGTAACAACTTAGCTGCTCTTGTTGATGATACCGCTCATCACTTCACAATGCAGTCAATTCGTAATTTGGTTTACTTGGCTAATTATCATAAGCTCCAGCCAATTAATATCAAAGGTCGTTTGGCTCCTGTTATCTTTATTCCCCCAGCTTTGGCTTGGCAGTTAATCGCTGATCCTGAATATAGAGACAATATTAAATTTGCTCAGGACAGAGGTGACGATAATGCGGCTTGGACTGGACTTCTTGAAGGTACATTTGTTGCCGGCGCTTTCGTTATAATTGACGACTATGTGCCTGCTGCAAGAGTTTCAACTGATCCGGGTTATGTTGCTGCTAATGGAACCGTGAATTATGGTTTAAGTACATACATGGCTAATCCTCGTGACAGTGGAGTTCGTAAGCCCGCTATCGTTGTGGGAGCCGGTTGTATTAGTGCCGGTTACGGTTCGGAACTGGGCTTTGAATCCGAGCACGCTGATTATGCTCAGTTCTTAGGTGACGCCGCCGATATGATCGTTGGATTCCAAAGATCAGATATTATTGACGACGATAACTATTTCGGTAATGGAGCCGGTGCTTTCTACGAAAACTCTACAAGTTTAGTAGAATGGTTCTATGCTTCTGATCAATTAACTGCT